ATTGGCGAGGCGATGCTTTCTTATCGCTTCCACTGAAGCGGACTTGCCGATCATGGCGGCGGGGTTGACCCACTGAGTTTGGGGCTGCCGGAACTGCCAGCCACCTCCGGTCGGGAATGTTGTATCGCTCATAAATTACGGAATGGTTTCGTCGGAATCGAGTTGCTTCTTCAAAGCCTCTCCGGATTCGATCACGGCTTTAACGGTTTCTTCTCCGACAGTTACGTAGCAGCAATGGGCAAGGTGCTCAACCTGTTCGATGAAATCCTTCAGGCAGTCTCGGGTGTTGGCGTTCATAATGTCGTTGTCGTTTTGGCCCTGCAAAGTTTGTTGTCGCTCGGCTTCGTTCGCCGATTCAGGCAGAAGATGCAATCATGAAGTTCGCAGACCGGCTCCAACCACTCGTCACATTCGGGACAGTAAAAGGCATCGTAAGCGTAGGAGTAAACGCGCGGGTGGCCGCATTTGCAAAGGTGACGTTTTCCGCCGACTCGCTCGCTCATAAGTTTACGTGTAGGACAACTGCCTTTTCTTACGCTCTTGCTGGTATTTGGCAAGTTCTTTCGCCAGGTAGTCGTCATCTGGTTTTCGTGGCCCGTCGTGCTCGGGCATGGATTCGACCATGAAGCCGAGACGCCGGGCGCCCTCGACGGCAATGGCCAACCAGTCGGCCAAGTCAGGCGAGTATCCCGTCCGGTCCTTCATTTCCTCCTTGGTTTCCAACTCGTAACGGTCGCCCTTACCCTTGGCCCATTCGCGCTCGTAAAACTCGCCCGCAACATCTGCCGGAAGTTCTTTCATCTGACCTGATAGCACCAGATACCGCACGCTGAACCAAAGCTCTGAAATGAATCGGTCGTAATGCTCATCGCACCGCTTGAGCCGCTTGGCTCCGGTGTCCTTGTCCAGCACGAACTCATCAGCACAAACGGGCCGCTTGGTCGGGGTGCCCCCGAAGTTGACGGGGTTTACGTCCAGGCTAAACATCTTGGCCAGCGAGGTCGCCGCCGTGGCTCGCATACCGGCGTCGAAATAAACGTGCGCTCCGGGGATGCCTAACGCATCGCATTCCTTCTTGATGAACGAAGCGATTTGAACCTCGGGGTCGAGATCAACATTGATTTGGATTTCACTCGGGGGATTGACCCGGAACACGGTCGCCCCACCAACGGCTAGACCAAACTCACAGTAACCGGCCACGCATCGGTCGCCGCCAAAGCCCATATCGCAGGCGTAGATTTTAGTGGTTGGATCACCCTGCCAGATGACGGTATCGAATGCGCCCCGGCGCTTGCACATTTCCTCAGTCAACACGCGATGAGCAAACAGGCCGGTCTTGCGCAGACCGCTAATCTGCGAGTGGTATTGCTCTGAGTCCCGGCCCCAACGGTTGCCAACCCGTATTTCAGATTGCCGGTTGACGAGGTACTTGTATCGGGCCGGCGCATCCACGGGGCCGTCGAAGTTGGGCGAGTCCGTTCCGATCAACTGAATCGTCACGCCGTCGAACTTGTTCTTGAACACGTCCGTCTTGGTCGGCTGTGGCCGGTTGTCCCAGCCCTCAATCGGCTCGGCGATCTTGTCGAGCGCCTTCCGGTTGGCGATGGTGTTGCCGACAAACACCCCCTTGAAGTCGCCCTCGTCAAGATTGGCGAGAACTTCCAAATACGACGGGTGCATGAACTGGACTTCATCGCCCAACACCTTTCTGCGCTTCTGTTTGATGCCGTAGAATTTCTCAAGTCCACCTACCCAGGTGCCTTTGCGGTCGAGACAGGGTATACAGATGATCCCTTTCCTGATGTCCCGAAGCGGCGTGTCATCGCTGAGTTTGTCGGTGAAGATTCCGTGCAGCGATTCGACCACGTTTCCCGCCAGCCACGGACGGCGGTCTTTGGCCCGCTTGAGCATGTCCACCATATCCCCCCAAACGCGCAGGCGCAGCCCTCGAAGGTCGGTGGAGCTTACGAGAATCAGCGTCTCGTCGGGGAAGGAGAAGTAATCGGTCAGACCGAACCGGGCCAGGGCGACGTGCGTTTTGCCGCTATCACGGCTCCCAGTTATGGCCGTAATGCGGTTGTCCAGAATCGTTTGGAGCATCAAATCAGACCATCGGTGATGATCGTCGTCTGGCCAAAGAAGCTGTTGTGCGGCCCTGTAGTGATGGAAATTCCCAAGACCAAAGGTCTGCCCCGAGATCGTCTTGAACCCGCCCCAGCGAATGAACTGAACCTCGATTTGAAGCAGGTCAATGGAGTCGGGCCAGTCTAATCCGTATCGGAGCACACTTCTAATTACCTTGACCTTTTGGACAAATCAAACGAATACGGTACAGTGCATTTTGCCCTTCAACCTTTGAGCGTGTGAAAAAGATCGCCCCGATAATCGCGCTGGTCCTGGTCTGCTTCACCGCTCTGGCGCAAGTGTCTTACTTTAATCAGGGGCTATTGCGCCAGCCGAGCGCGGCGCTTGACCGGGCGTATCTCGGAATTACCGGCGGTGTTGGCCCTCCGGGGCCTCCGGGACCAGCCGGGCCTGCTGGGCCTGCGGGGCCAGCCGGCCATAACGGAACGAATGGATTGCCGGGATTAAACGGAACCAACGGCGTCAACGGAACGAACGCCTTCATCACCGGACTGACTACCAACTTCGGTCTGTTCTTTGTCGATACTGGCCTTTCCAACACGGTCTTTTTCTCCAACGGATTGCTGGTGGCCATCACGCCACTGGCGCCCCTCAGTCCCGGCTCAATCATTTTGCCAGGCGGCGGATACGTGATCCAGCCAGGCGGCGGAACTCTGCTCTTACCATGAAAAAACTACTCGGTTCACTGACGCTGTTCTGCACCCTCAATTTGATGGGTGCGGCCAACTCCACGATCTTCAACCTGTCCCACATCACGGCAGTTCCCGCCGGATATTACATGCCGTGGGAGAATCCCGGCGTGCAGGACTTCTCAATATCCTGGCAAGACTTCACAAACCAGCTCCTTTTCCAGATCGCCAACCAGTACTACGTCAGCAATGCAGATTGGGCGGTGAGCAACAACCTCTGGATCATGTTTAGTTCAGGGGGCGCATCGACCAACTCCATCTCCCTTACTAAAACCAACGGGGTCGCTGTGACGGCAGTTTCCAATACCAACCTGGACTTTGTTGACGGGACCAACATCCACTTTACTGGCACGGCAGTTGGGGGAACGGTGAGGATTTCCGGCAGTGTCACCGGAACTGTTGCCTCGGCCTCGACGGCCACAACGGCGAGCATCGCCACCAATGGTCCAGATGGAAACGGCCTCGCCACAACAAACTTCGTCATCAACCAGATCGGGGGCATTGGGAGGTTCATGTTCCTGACTTCGACCACCAACACCGGGGCGCTCGCCGGTCGGACCAACAACTTCCAGGGATGGACTAGCGCCTCTTCTGTGACCGTGACGCAGGATATATCCGTGTTTAACACCGGCGACTACATCCGCCAGACGGTATCCACTCAGGCAATCTCACAGGTTCTTCAGGGGCCAATTTCTGTGACTTCATTTGCTTACCGAACGGGCGGAGGCGGGACCATCCAGGTCCATTATGAGATTTACGTTTACGATACGGTTTCCAACGTCCTCTACGAGCTGGGGCAGTCAGTGCCTCTGACGATCACGACGGGTCCGCCCACTGAATACGACTATTCGATCAGCACAACCCAATCGTTCTTCGCCACCAATTCCAGTCGGCTAGTTGCCGCTCTCAAGGTGGATAACGCCGGGACCGGGGCCGACGTGATTCACTTGGTCAACGGTGGCATCTACGATGCCCATGTGAACTTCATACAGGCGCTCAGTGGTATCACAATCGACGGCAGCCAAGTCAACGGCATTGTGCCTGCGGCAACCAACGTCTTCCCGGCAACCAACAGCCTCACGATCTCAGGGACCAACGTGACGGTGGACCTTTCCTTGGGCAACGCCTTCTCGCTGACCTTGAACGGGACCAACGCCTACGTTCGTGCGACCAACACCGCGCCAATGCGATGGGCGAGGCTGGAGATTATTCAGGGATCAGGGCTGACCAACACGGTTCTCTTCAATACCAACTACACCCAGCCGACGATCTACGGTCAAGTGATTACGATGCCGACCAACACCGCCTTCAGTCGTCAGTGGGTGGACATCCAAGGTGACAGTTCGGGAAATACCAACACCCTCTGGCAGACGATCAAACCATGAAACAATTACTTTTACTGTTTTTTGCGCTCTCGGTCTCGGCGGCTCCTGGGGGGTTCGGCATCAACCCATCCTCGAAGTTCGGTTTGATCGGGTTCTGGCCAGTGAATGAAGGAACCGGGACCGCCGTGCGGGACTATTCTGGGTTAGCAAATAACGGAACTTTGAACAGTGGTTACACTTGGACAAATGGGCTTCTCGGATCGTGCGTCTATTTCTATTCCGGTTATTTGAAAGTTCCGAATTCAATCACTCTAAATCCGGGTTCTGCTTTGAGTCTGTGCCTTTGGGTTTTTCCGAGCAGTTCTCAAAATGCATTTGGAACAATGGCTTCAAAGTACGAGCCAACATTACCTGATTATTGTCCAAAGATTGATCTGAATGCTACCGGACACAAGATCAGATGTTATGTCTATGGCGCGGGGCCTTGCGCAAATCAGGTCACCTGTTCAACCGACATACCTACTGCCGTATGGACCCAAATAGTTTTTGTCGTCAGCCAAAATGGATCGGTCCTATACACCAACTCGGTGGTGTGTTCCACTTCATCAGTTACCTGCGCTTATTACAATGATGGTACTGGTTCATTTTCAATCGGGTGCGCGGTTGGAGCTGGTGATGCCCCGGGAGCTTACTTCGTAGGAGCCATAGAGAATGCTAGTTACTACAATCGAGCCATAAGCTCTGACGAAGTGACGCGCCTCTACAATGGCGGATACGGGAGCCAGTAGTTAT